GCACATAGACGACTTTCGTGACTGGGACGGCACAGCAGAAGAAGCCATGAACGCTTATATAGACCTACGTCGTTCTCAGGGTCGTCGCCCGTTTATAGATGGACCTCATTTTGAGCTGATGTAATGCCTTTAAAGAAAGTAACATTTAAACCTGGAGTTAATAGAGAACGCACTCGATATACCAACGAGGGTGGGTGGTTTGACTGTGATAAAATACGCTTTCGACAGGGTAGTCCTGAGAAGATAGGTGGGTGGACACGTATATCTGATAACACGTTTGACGGAAAAGCCCGATCTTTACGTGCATGGACAACACTTGGTAGCATACCTTTGGTGGGTGTCGGTACACATAAGAAGTTTTACATAGAGCAAGGAGGTAGATACTATGATATAACCCCTGTGCGAAAGACTACAACAGCAAGTGTTAGTACGATCAACCTTGCCAGAACCGACGGGTCTTCTACCATAACAGTAACTGACACTGGGCATGGAGCAGAAATAGGAGATTTTGTAACTTTTGCGGGTTTTACCACGTTAGGCGGTGGGATAACAGCAGCTGTGCTTAATACGGAACACGAAATCACAGCTGTAACGTCAGCAAATGTATACACGTTTACAGCTTCAGCTACTTCTACAGGCACGGCTAACACTGATTACACTGGTTCAGGTCAAACAGCACAATATCAAGAAAATATAGGGAAAGAAGGTCAAGCCGCACTAACAGGCTGGGGCGGAGGTGCTTGGAATGAAGCAGGTACATCTTGGAATAACGCAGGTACAACCACATTCGGTATTCGTTTATGGCATCAGCAGAACTTTGGTGAAGATTTAGTCTTAGGGTTTGATGGTGGCAAGTTATACACATGGGACGTTACCAACGGTATATCTACACGTGGTGTGCTTGTATCTAGCTTGGCAGGTGCATCAGGAGTTCCTACCACACACAATAACATAATCGTGTCCGACGTTAGTCGTTTTGTTTTCTGTTTAGGTGTTAACCCAGTAGGAAGTTCCGACATAGATCCTCTACTTGTTCGATGGTCTGACCAAGAAAGTTTGGTAGATTGGACACCTGCGGCTACAAATCAGGCAGGTAGCTTACGTTTATCACAAGGTTCAAGGATTGTAACAGGCGCAAACTCACGTCAGGCGGTGCTAATTTGGACAGACGCTGCATTATATAGCTTGCAGTATGTGGGTGCGCCTATAGTATGGGGGGCTAATCTTGTTGGTGAAAACATATCCATAGCCTCTAAAAATGCTGTGGCGTACGCAAATGGTATAGCCTACTGGATGGGTACAGATAAGTTTTATAAATATGATGGTAGAACAGAAACACTAAAGTGTGACCTACGTCGTTACGTGTTTAACGATTTTAATGAAAACCAATACGAGCAAGTGTTTGCAGGTACAAACGAGTCGTTCAACGAGATATGGTGGTTCTATTGTGCAACAGGGTCAGATGTGCCAAATAGGTATATAATATACAATTATTCTGAAGACGTGTGGTATTTTGGCAACTTAACACGCACAGCGTGGGTAGATTCAGGGGCAAGAGATAATCCACTTGCAGCGACTACATCAGGTAAATTAGTAGAGCATGAGCAGGGGCTAGATGATAACGAGACAGGCACACCTGCAGCGATAACTGCGTTTATAACGTCTGCGGACTTCGATCTTGACGATGGACATAGGTTGTTTTTAGTAAACAGAATCATGCCTGATGTGACTTTTGACGGTTCTACCATAGATAATCCGTCTGTCACGCTGACATTAGACCCGTTAACGAACTCTGGGTCGGGTATCAAGTCTACCCCGTCGGAAGGTGGAAACAGTAGTGGTACAGTAACACGTTCTGCTACGTCACCCGTAGAGGCGTTTACCAGTCAACTTGACGTACGTGTTAGAGGACGACAGCTTAATTTAAAGATACAATCCAACGCTACAGGGGTACAATGGCAACTTGGCTCCCCTAGATTGGATATGCGACCTGATGGGAGACGCTAATGAGTGTAGATTTAACAGATTATGACGTGCTTTTTCGCGCCCCTGCGTTACCACTACCAAGGGCAGAGTACAGTCGAGAAGAAGCTATGAAGCTAAATGATGCGTTACGGCTGTATTTTAACCAAATAGACGAGCAGTTTAGGAAGAATACGTTGAAAGAACAATCAGATGCACAGGCGTGGTTTATTAGCTAATGGCAAATAATTATAAAAACTCTAAAGTAGACCTTACAAGCACCAGTATAACCACGTTGTATACATGCCCTGCAAGTACCACAGCTATCATGAAATCTATCTTGGTGTCTGATGACTCAGGCAGTGGAGATACAATAACATTGACTATAACAAGTGGATCAGACGTATTTAGTATATATAAAGTAAAAGCTGTAGGTGCAAATGGCACAGTAGAGCTTCTGACAGCCCCTCTTGTTGTGCAAGCATCAGAGATACTAAAAGTAACAGCAGCAACAGCAGACAGACTACACGTGGTAGCAAGTTATCTGGAGATAACATAGTGGAGTTAAAAGACAGCAAGAAAGAGAAACTAAGTTACAACCAAGTATTGTTTGGTGCTATAACGAATCTTAAAGGTTCAGGTCAAATACCAGAAGATGTGCCTATGGAACAAGCAGTCGGGTTAATCTTGCAAGAGATAGGCGATAAAAATGTGCAGACGGTGCAAATAGGTAACACCATATTTTTAGGGGTACGCAATAAAGAAAGAGATAATATGTACGTGAGAATATATAACATGGATGTAGGGCGTAATATTATAGACAATATGTACCAATATGGGGCTTTTTTACAGAAAAACGGTGTAACACACGTCAGCGCACGTATAGGTAACGAGCGACTGCTACCAGGGTTACGTGTGTTAAAGAAAAGACTTGAAGAAAAAGGCACAAAATTAGAGGTGGTGGAGCTAGAAAACTCCGCAGAATATGGTATGTTTGTAAAATTTGGGGATAAACCACTTATGGAGGCTGCGTAGTGGTAAATGCTGTAGAAGAAGTATTTGACACAGTTGGAGATGTTATACGCCCTGTGGCTGATGTTGTTGGTGATGTTGTGAGACCAGTTGCTGATGCTGCGGCTGACGTGTTACGCCCTGTGGGGGAAGCCATACTAGATAATCCTGACCTAAGAACAGTTGTAAACGTAGCTGCTGTGGCTACAAACAACGCATGGGCTGTACCTATAATAAATGGTGCAAATGCTGTGGACAAAGGGGCCGATCCTGGAGAGGTGTTGACAAACATTGTGGTGTCCACTGTGGCTGCACCTGTGCTAGATGTGGCTGGCAGTGCTGTGGCAGAGACATTGACGGATCAAATAGGTTCTACTATGGCTAATATAGTCACAGATACAGCTGTTAACGTGGTAACAAACGGTGGAGATCTAGAAACAGCAGTTATAGGCTCTGTGCTAAATGAGACACAGCTTGTATCTAAAACTACAAACGGCATAGTAGACTCGTTAAACATAGATACGTCAACCGCTGCGGGTAAAACCTTGGATACATCACTAAGGACAGGCGTTGCAACAAGTCTGATGGGAGGTGACGGGGTGAAAGCAGCGACTGTGACCACTATGAATAACGTGTTACAGCCCGTGGTTAACAAGGTGACAGATTTTACTCCAGAGGTGAAAGCAGATATTGCTAAGATACTGTCTGTTGGACTAACAGCCGAAGCACAAGGTAAAAATGCAAACGCTGCTATAAATAATGCTCTGGGGGAGCTAGCTACAGAAGAAATACGAAACAGTATTACAGAAGTTATAGACCCTGTAGAAGAACTGCCTATGGATACAGGAGAGATGCTAACCGAAGCAGTGCTTCCTGACAAAGAAACATTGGATAAATTTAGAGATCAACCCACTAAAGTCGCAAAAGACCCTACAGAGCTGTTCACTCAAATCTCTCCCACCAGCAAAAGTAAACCTCTAGCCCCTACTTTTGTCCCTCCTGATGTCCCCAAAGAAGAAACTGCTGTAGGAGATGTACCAAAAATAAAACCAGAAGCTCCTGTAGGTGTGCCCTCTGAACCAAAAAATACTTTTCCCAAGGTAGCTGAAAGAGATTTACTACCGACTGATATAGGAAAAAATGTTAAGTATTCCGAAACATTGTCTGACGTTGATCTAAAAAAATTAGCAGAGAAAGATCCTTACTTTGCCTATTATTTAGAGGGAGAGAGATTACAAGATTCTGATTTTGCCAAAGATATACAAGCAAGTGTTGAAGAATTTAATCAATATAAGACAGATCTAGCAAGGGGAGGAGCCACAACTCTAAGTAATTATTTACAGCTTATGGAAGCTGCAGGGCAGAGTATGGGGCAAGATGGGATGGTTAACTTTTCTCAAAAAGCCCAAGAAAAACTAGCGTTTGAAGGCCCTTCTGCTACCGCACAGTTTATAAATGATGAAGGTAAAGGATATAATTGGTCAAAACTTGACAACGCTATATTAGAACAAGGAGCAAACCTTACCGCTACAGTTTTATCTTATTTTGTAGCAGGACCTGTAGGTCCCGTATTTGTTGAGGCGTTTCAAGTTGTAGGTCCCATTGCCTTGGAGAGAGCAAGACGAGCAGGTCGTGAGGCCCCAAACGCGTCGGATTGGTTGTATGCTTCTACTGGGGCTTCTGCTAGTGGGTTGTTAAACGCCATCGGTATTGGAAAAGGGAGATTTATTGTAAACCCTGCAAAAGAGGGGGGATTTGAGGGACTACAAGAGGTTATAACAACCGCTGCAGGAGCCGCTGGTCTTTCGGATGACTTAGCAAAAGAATTAGGTGAGGATGTAAAAACATATGGTGGAGCTGTTTTTATAGCAGGATCTAGTGCTATAACAGCCAACACGGGTATAGACGCTGCTATAATGGCAAAAAATGCGGCTCCTAACTTATATACTGATTTTGTAAAGCCTACTATATCTGAAGAAACTTTAACAAAAGTCCCAGAATTGACTATTGATTCTGAATCTGTCCTGTCTATGGACGACCAGATAACAATAGCTGAACAGGTGTTAAAAGATGCAAATATAACAGACCCCACTCTGATACAGGATATACTAACAGAAGCAGGATTAGTAAAAACAGATACAACCCCCACACTGGACACTCCTACGGCTAAACCCAAAACCTTGCCTACATTAGATCTTACAACAGACACTGCTACCATATCTAGCACTGTGGATAGTCTTATAACTCCAACGGTAGACCCAAAAATAACACCAGAGGTGCGTGTAGACCCCAAGGTAGATCCGACCATCACCCCTGAAGTTGTTGTAGACCCCAAGGTAGATCCAAAGGTAGACCCTAAAGTAGATCCAAAGGTAGACCCTAAAGTAGATCCAAAGGTAGATCCCAAAGTAGACCCTAAAGTAGACCCAAAGGTAGATCCTAAAGTTGCCGTAAGCCCTAAGACCGAAGTTTATGACCCGCCTGAACCTGCAAACATACCTCTACCGCCCCCTGCAAACATACCAGAAAGACCACAAGAGCTAGGTATAGCAGGGCT